CCAATGTGCTTAGGCGGGCACCAACCACCACCGAAAGGCACCGCATGCTGACCCCCTTGCAGATCATCGCGACGTACCCGCAGCACTTCACTTCGGAGTTCTGCAAAGAACTGCCCGACAACCTGCACGTCTACGCCGCCATCGAGCGCATCGCCCTGACGATCGCGGCCAAGCGCAACAAGTACGCCATCGACAACATCGTGGCCAGCTTGCGGTTCGACACCGCCATGGCCGAAGCCGGCAGCAGCGGCTTCAAGATGCAGAACAACTTCCGGGCCTACTACGCCCGGGTCTTTCACTTCCAGCACCCCAACCATCGCATCTTCCGCATGAAGCGCACGGCGGTCGAGCGATTCAACGACGTCTACCCGCCACTCTGAAAGGCCACCCATGCCCCATGCACCATTCCCCCCGTCGTCGGCCAAGCGTTGGCTGAACTGCCCTGGCAGCTTCGCCCTGGGCCTGCAGCGCGCCCAGGCCGGCGACAACGAGTATTCGATCGAAGGCACCCGGCTGCACTCGGTCGCGGCAGGGTTCTTGGCTGGTGACGGGAAGACCTATGTCTTGGCCAGCGACGCCGACCTCGACGCGATAAGGCTCTATCTCGACTACGCCGCCAAGCGCACCGAACTGGCCGACGCCTACGCGGTCGAGGAGACGATCCACCACTCGATGCTGCTGTACGGCACGCCCGACCTGCTGCTGTTCTTCAAGAAGCAGAGCATGCTGGAGGTGGTCGACCTGAAGACCGGGGCTGGCATCATGGTCTACCCCGAGGAGAACGACCAAGCCCTGTGCTACGCCTACATGGCCCTGGCCAAGTTCCTGCGTGAGGGCAGCAAGCTGCCCAAGCACGTCCGGCTCACGATCGTGCAGCCGCCCGACGCGGACACGCCGGTCAAGTCCTGGGACACGACGTCGGACTATGTCCTCGCCTGGGGTGCGAAGGCCGAGGCCAAGATTGCCGAGGCCCTGGCCGGCGGTGCCGGGGTTCACCCGGGCGACTGGTGCCGGTTCTGCAATGCCAAGCCCTACTGTCCAGTGCTGCGCGGCGAGGTGATCGAGGCCCTGGGCAACGTCCAGCCCTTCAACGTCATGAGCCCGCTGTCCATGTCGCAGTGGCTCGACCGGGCCGACCGGCTGGAAGCCTGGATCAATTCACTGCGCGAGGCCGCCCACGGGTTTGCGTCGTGGTCCCTGGGGGCGGCCATGGATGGCATCCCTGGCTGGCAATTGAAGCCCAAGCGTGCGATGCGCCAGTGGGCCGACGAGGAGGCCGTGCTGACGATCGCCCGCAAGCGCAAGATCAAGATCTGGCAGGACAAGCTGATGTCGCCAGCCATGGCCGAGAAGGAGCACCCCAACCTGCCGGAGGAGTTGCGCAGCCTGATCATTGCTGTATCCTCCGGGACGAACCTTGTGAGATTGAAAGACAACGAAGTCCCGGTCTTGCAGGTAAAGAGGCCCGATGACGATGCTGACTTGATGCAGAAGCAGAAGGCGAATATCGCGTTGATGAAACACAGGAGATGACTGAAATGACGAAAGCGAATGGAAAGAGCACCGAAGTAACAGTGATGAATGGTGGTGGAGTCGCAGCCTTCGACGCGTCGAGGTTCAAGACCGGGGCGGCGAACATGAGCCGGCGCGGTACTGGCCGCACCGAGTTCCTGCGCATGGACAAGCAGGGTGACTGGTTCTACGGGGCCAACGACAATCAGGTCGGCCCCAACCAGCACCTCTACGTCGACCCCATGGGATCGGTCTATGGCTGGCAGTGCTGGGCCAACACCGACATCAAGGGCGTGACGGCCGAACTGATGGGCAGCAAGCTGGTGCCCCTGCATGAGCCCCTGCCGCCGATGCCGACCGAGCAGTTCCAGAACGGCCGCGAATGGGCCGAAGCCCGGGGTGTCTCGCTGCTGCTTGGCACCAACAAGTTGACCTACACCACGACGTCACTCGGTGGCAAGGATGCCATCGCGGCCCTCCTGGCAGCGCAGAATGAGCAGTACGAAGAGGACCCCACCCGGATGGTCGCCGTCGTCTCGCTGACCAGCGACTGGTACAAGCACAAGAAGTGGGGCAAGACCTACGTCCCGGTCTTCAAGGTGCTGAAGTGGGTGTCGGCACCGCCGACCGACGGCGCGGTCGACAAGGCCGCCAAGGCCAAGGCCACCGTGGCGGCCAAGGACGTCATCGCCAAGGCCGCCGCAAAGAAGGCCCTGGAACCGCTGCGCGCGGCCGTCAGGAAAGCCGCCGGCCGCTGACCCAGGCCCAGGGCCCACCATTGCGGTGGGCCCTTTTCGTTACGCGTAATTCTCGAGCACCACCATGTTCCACGACATCCTCTGGCTAGACTTCGAGACGCGGTCTGCGACCGACCTGATTGCACACGGGGCCTATCGCTACCGCGACGATCCCCAGCACCGCATCCTGTGCGCCGGCTGGGCCCTGGGCAACGGCCTGCCCGAGCACGCGATCATCGGCCGCGATGGCGTGCTGCCGCTGAAGTTGCGCAACATGCTCGCCGACAAGCGGCTGCAAATCCGGGCCCACAACGCCGCCTTCGACCGGCTGCAACTGAAGGGCGATGCCCCGCCGATCGAGCGGTGGTATTGCACCATGGCCCAGGCGCGTGCCATGGCCATGCCGGGCAGCCTGGAGAACCTGGGCCGGGCCATGGGTACGCCGGCCAAGTACCGCAAGAGCGCGACCGGCACGAACCTCATCAAGGAACTGACCATGCCGCGCAAGGACGGCACGTTCAACGACGACCCCCGGTTGATGGCCGAATTTGCCCGCTACTGTGGCCAGGACATCAAGGCCATGAGGCACGCCAGCCAGACCCTGGTCGAGATGCGGCCCGAAGACCTGCGCGTGTACCACGCCAGTGAGCGTGTAAACGATCGGGGCCTGCCGATCGACGTCGAACTGTGCCGGCTGGCGGTGCAGTACGCAGCCGCCGAGAAGATCGAGGCCGAGGCGGCCGTGCTTGAACTGTCGGCCGGGGCCCTGAAGAAAGTGCAGGGCAAGAAATTGAGAGACTGGGTCTACGAACGCATGGACCCTATCCTGCGCAAGCACATGGACGTGTACCGCACGAAGGTCATCGACGTGCAGGACAAGGGCGGCGGTGCCGCCGAAAAGCCCGGCGGTCGCAACCGCAACCAGAACGGGGCCAACAGCATCACAGTCAAGACCCGGTCACTGGCGGCCGAAGTCCGCGCCACGCTGCTGGCGATCGCCGAGGAGGAACCCGACGCGATCGACCCGGTCGTGGTGCAGGTCATCGAGGCTGCCGAGGCCGGCTCGATGATGAGCACGGCCAAGTTTGGCACCATGCTGGACCGGGTGAGCAGCGACGGCCGGCTGCGCGGTGCGTTCACGTTCAATGGTGCCTACCAGACCAACCGCTGGACGTCGACCGGGGCCCAGGTCCACAACTTCCCCCGGCTGGTGGCGGCCGACCCCGAGGCCATCCTGAAGATGATGCGGGCTGGCAAGCCCCTGCCCGGCGTGCTGCGCACCCTGAAGTCCATGCTGCGTCCGGCCATCGCACCGAAGGGCGGCAAGGTGATCGTGCGCGGCGACTGGAACGCGATCGAGGCCCGTGGGCTGCCCTGGCTGGTCAATTCGCCGGCCGCCTCGGCCTACATGGCGGCGTTCAGCGACGACAGCCGCGACATCTACACCGAGCAGGCCATAGCAGCCGGCCTGGGGCCTCAACGGCAGCCGGGCAAGGTGGTGGTACTGGCACTGGGCTACGGAGGCGCAGAAGGGGCCCTGGCCACTACCGGGAGGAGTTACGACATCCAGATCCCCGAGCCCGAGCGAGTGGTGCATCGGTGGCGCAACGCCAACCCGTGGGTGTCCGACAAGCGTACCGGCTGGTGGGCCTCGCTGGGCCGCTGCGCGATGCAGGCCATGCACAACCCCGGCAAGCCCTACAGGGCCGGCCGCGTGGTGCTGCAGAAGGTCGGCGACACCCTGACCATGCAGTTGCCCTCCGGCCGGCTGCTGCACTACCCGATGCCCGAGATAGTCGACGGCAAATTCGGGCCCGAGATTGCCTACCTGAAGGCCGCCTGGAAGCCCAAGGCCGATGCCAAGAAGTGGCCGACCGCCCGGCTATGGCACGGGGTGTTCGCCGAGAACGCCGATCAGGCCATGTGCGCCGACCTGCTGCGCGAGACGCTGGTGCGCTGCGAGGATGAGGGCATCGAGGTGATTGGCCACGTCCATGACGAGGTGATCACCGAGGAACCGGCCGGCAAGGCAAAGGCCGCCGGTAAGAAATTGCAGCGTTGTATGCTGGTCACCCCGAAGTGGGCGGCCGGCTTTCCCTTGAAGGTGGAGGTGGACGTCTCACCCAGGTTCCGCAAATGAAAAAGCCCCCGGGGTTGAGCCGGGGGCTTGGGGCACCACCACCACAGAGGCGCGCATGAAAAGCAGTGCGAAGCATACCGCAATACCACCCAATGACACCGAGCGATTCTTATCTGCGTTGTTCCAAGCGGACAGCCACCGCGCCTGGGTAACAGCCTTCACTCAAAGTCCGAGCGCGCCCAGCGAGGAACCCGACAAGACCAAGGCCAGCAAGATGTCGGCCCGCATGTGGTCCGGCGGCATCTACCGCAAGCTGGCCCGCTACTGCTCCGACGACGCGAACCAGTACGTGGCCATTAGCCTGTTCAAGCCTGCGGCATGGAACGACGGCGATGGCGTCGAGCACATAACGCCGAAACGGCGCAAGTCGCACTTCGAGCGCGCCTGCGCGGTCATGATCGATGACATAGGCGTCAAGCAGAAGGTCAAGCCTGGAGCGATCAAGCTGCCGCTGACAGTCAAGGTCGAGACGTCGCCGGGCAACTGCCAGGGCTGGTATGCGCTGGTGGATGACGTCGACAGCCACGACCCTGAACTGGTGGCCCGGCTGATCGAGCGCATGGTCGAGGCCGGGCTGACCAAGGACGGCACCGACCCCGGCATGAAGGGCGTGACCCGCTACGGGCGATTGCCGGCCGGCGTGAACAACAAGCCCGGCCGGGCACCCTGGCAGGTCAAGCTGCGCGAGATTCACCCGGCCCGGATCTACACGGTGCGTCAGATTGCCGATGCCTACGACCTCGACCTGACCGCGCCGCCGCCCAGGCCGAGGGTGCCGCCCAGCGAGCCGGCCGATTCACTGGTAACGAAACTCGAGCGCGCCGGTCGTAACCCAGTGGGCAAGGGCAACGGAAAATGGGACATCCTGTGCCCCTGGGTGAAGGGCCACACAGAGAAGATCGACAGCGGCTCGACGTACTTCGAGCCCGACGAGGAGAACAACTGGGCCGGCGGCTACAAGTGCCATCACGGCCACTGCGAGGGCCGCAACATCGCCGACCTGGGCCACTGGCTGCGGTTCCACCCTGGCGAGCGTCCGGCACCCGAGCCCGAGGAGAAGAAGGGCCGCAAGGCCAAGCCGGCACCGCCGGTCGTGAACGGCCGGCTCAAGGAATTCGATGACGATCACCTGATGTCGACCGAGTATGCCGACATCCCGTGGGTGGTCGACAACCTGATCTGCCCCGGGCTCACCCTGCTGGCCGCGCCGCCCAAGATGGGCAAGTCCTACTTCGTGCTGCAGATGGCCCTGTGCGTCGGGGCCGGGCGGCCGTTCCTGGGGCGACAGACCAAGCAGATGCGCGTGTCCTACTTCGACCTTGAGGAGTGGGCCGAACTGCTGCAGAAGCGACGCAAGCGCATCGGCCTCGCCCACGGCATCACCAAGTCCCAGGTTAGTTACGCCATGGAGACGTCCGGCGGCGACATCACCGTGCAGGAGGACATGCAGCGGCACATCGACAAGAAGGGTTCCGGCCTGATCATCCTCGACTTGCTGGCCCGGGTCCGCGATGAACTGGGCGAGGACTCCAAGCAGAACGCTTACGCCCGCGACTACGCCGCGCTGCGCACGTTCGCCGACTTCATCCTGCAGCGCAACCCTGGGGTGGCCCTGGTGATCGTGCATCACACGAACAAGGGCAACCACGAAGACTGGCAGAACAAGATCAGCGGATCGCAGGGGCTGGCCGGCGCGACCCACACCAACATGCTGATGACCAACGTCGACCTGCGTGGCCTGGACGACGACAGCCGCAAGGACGCCTTGCGGTATCGCCGGTTCCATGTCACGGGCAAGGCGGTCGAGCCCGACGAGATGATGCTGGAAATGATGGACAGCGGCGGTGGCTGGCAGGTCAGCGACAAGACCACCGACGAGGTGAAGATGCAAGCCAAGCAAGCCCACATCCTGCAAGTGCTACGCGAGGCTGACGGTGCCTGGGTGACAGCCAAGCAAGTAAGCGAGATGGTCGAGGGCAGCCTGGACAGCATCAAGCGCATGCTGATCCGCATGGCCAAGAGAGGCACGATCGAATCGGCCGGCCAGGGCGGGGCCGGCTACCGGCTGATCGAATGAGGCGCAGCGAGTCTTCGATCGAGGACTCCTGCCGTCGCTACGCCCTCGGGCGGGGCGTGCCCTCGGTCAAGCTGCACAACTACATCACGGGCGATCCAGACCGGCTGTTCATGCTGCCCGACCACCACTTCTGGCTAGTCGAGTTCAAGCGTTTAAACGGCAAGCTGCGACCTCGGCAGAGGGTGCGCCAGGAGGAACTGGCAGCGTTGGGAATTCACACAACGACCATTGACGATCGCGATCACTTCGTGCTGCTGCTTGACCTGCTGCTGGAGTGTCTAGTAGACTGAGGCTTCAGTAACCCCAGGCTTCAGCATGCAATACAACCCGCTACCTTTCCAGGCCAACGCGATCCAGCAGGTCTGCATGAATTCCGGCTACGGCCTGCTGCTCGATCCGGGCATGGGCAAGACCGCGATCGCCCTGGCCGCCTGCTGCGTGCTCAAGCACCACGGTGCCATCGACGCCATGCTGGTCATCGTGCCGATTCGCCCCATGTACCTGACGTGGCCGGCCGAGGTGGCCAAGTGGGACCAGTTCAAGCACCTCAAGGTGTCGATCATCCACGGCACACCCAAGCAGCGCGAGGCAGCTATCGCCGCCCCGGCCGACGTCTACCTGATCAACCCCGAGAACACCGACTGGCTGGCCGGCTACCTGGGCGGCACCCTGGCCCGCTTCGGCACCACGCCGGGCCTGCTGGCGGTCGATGAGTCGACCCGCTTCAAGAACGCCCGCAGCGTGCGCTTCAAGGCCCTGAAGGCGTTTCTGCCGCTGTTCCCCCGCCGCGTGATCCTGACCGGCACGCCGGCCCCGCAGAGCATCGAGGATCTGTTCGCCCAGATGCAGATCGTGGACGACGGCGAACGCCTGGGCCGGTACATCACGCACTTCCGCAAGCAGTTCATGGACAGCGAGACGATCCGCGTCGGCGGTGGCCGCACGATCGAGAAGTGGTATCCGCGTCGTGGGTCCGAGGTGCAGGTCGCCAACAAGATTGCCGACGTCGCCATGCGCCTGGAAGCCCGGGACTACCTCGACATGCCGCCGGTCACGTACAACGTGATCCCGGTCGAACTGCCCAAGGCCGTGCGTGGCCTGTACAACGAACTGTCGGACGAACTGGTAGCCAAGACAGCCGGGGGCGTCACCCTGACGGCCGCCACCGCTGCAGCGGTCATCATGAAGCTGCGCCAAGTGGTCAACGGCTGGGCCTACGTCGGCGAGGGCGAGTCGACCTTCCTGCACGACGCCAAGATCGACGCCCTGTGCGAACTGGTCGAGGAGCAGCAAGGCACGCCCCTGCTGGTGGCCGTGGCCTTCGTCCATGAAGTCGAGGCGATCCGCGAAGCCCTGAAGTCGGTGCTGCCCGAGGGCACCCGGGTGCCGTACCTGGGTGGTGGCGTGAGCCGGACAGAGGCCGACCGGGTCGTGGCTGGCTGGAACGAGGGCGGCTACCCGGTCCTCCTGGCGCACCCGACGTCGGTCGCCCACGGCCTGAACCTCCAGGCTGGCGGCCATGCGGTCTGCTGGTTTGGCCTGACGTGGAGCCTGGAGGAACACATCCAGTTGAACGGCCGGGTCGATCGCCAGGGACAGACCAAGCCTGTGGTCATACACTATCTGACGGCCAAGGACACCGTCGATGAGGACATCGCCAAGGCCCTGTCTTCCAAGTCCAACGTCCAGTCTGCAATCCTCAACCGTTTGAAGGTGAAATGATGGTCAACCCGAAACCAAAGGTGCATAGCGTGGAGCGCGAATTCATCGCCGAGAGTGGGCCCGGCAGCCGGCAGCCCAAGCTGAAGCTGCCGCTGATCGAGGTGAACGGCAAGCGCAGCACCCTGCACCCGCTGACCGCGCTGATGCGCTTGCGTGGCATGACCACGAAGGACAAGACCGCGCTGGCGGCGTCCATGGGCATCAAGCCCCAGTCGCTCTACAAGTGGGAACTGGCCTGCGCGGTCGACCGCAACTTCCCGATCCCGGTTCTGCGGGCTCGCCAGCTTGCCGACTTCTTCAAGGTGCCGCCGGCCACCTTCCGGCCGGACTTCCCGTGGGATGGCACCAAGGTCAAGCCCGACAAGCCCAAGCCCCGGGTCCGCAAGCCCAAGGCAACCCCCTCGAATGAGGCAGTGGAAGCCCGGGCTGCTTGACATAGCATCTAAGTCCCTGCAGGGGCTTGCCGGGGGCCCCACCCTCCCCGGCACTAGGAGCAACCACCATGAAGAATCGCTTGATCTTTGCCAGTCTGCTGGCCTTGGCCGTCCAGGCCCAGGCCGGCGTCTGCACCCTGTTCGCCAAGGACGGGACCTGCTCGTTCTCGACCGACACCAGCGGCGGTGCGGTGATCTACAGCAACCCGACCAACCTGTCCAACATCGGGTCTGGAGTGATCACGCCGTTCCTGACCGACCAGCAGAACGGCACCGAGTCGGGCGTGAGCACCGACACCGCTGCCGTCAACCTGCTGCCGCTGAACGACAAGCGCGACAACACCAACACGTTCACCAACACGTTCACGCAGAACCAGTTGGGCGTCGTGACCATCGGGGGTGTCAAGTACTACCAGTTCTTCCTCGACACCAATGAGCCCGACAGCGCGAACGATCGCAACATCTCGATCGACACGATCCGCATCTGGGATGCCAAGTCGGCCGCGCTGCAACTGCTGACGAACCAGAACGTCACCTCCCTGGCCGACGTCGACAACCTGTTCTCCTCGCTGATCTACGCGATGGGCCCGGGCAACGACATCGTGATGGACGGCACCCTGTTCTCGGGCAGTGGCCTGGGCTACGACCTGTCCATGCTGATCCCGATCGCCGACTTTGCCGGCGTGGCCCTGGACAGCCGGATCATCTTCGGCGTGACCTATGGCGGGGCCGGCGGGTCGGCGACCACCGCTGATGGTTACGAGGAGTGGGCGTATCTGGCCGGCAACGGCCCCGGCACGACCAATGTCCCGGAGCCTGGGTCTGTGACCCTGGCCGGCCTCGCGTTGGGGCTGCTGGCTTGGACGCGCCGCAAGGCCCGCTGAACCCTCAGCCTACCCAGCACTAGGGGCCCCTCGGGGCCCCTTTTCGTTACGCGTAACTCGAGCGTCAGCGGTTCTGGGCCAGCCGGGCCGCCATCGGGTCGGTGTACTGCACGCCCGGAGGCAGCGCGCCGTTGACCTGGGCCTCGACGCTGCCGACGTTCTCATGGGGGTGCAGCCGTGGCCGGTTGAACTGCTCCTCCATCCAGGCTTGCTGCTTCTGCCGCACCTCTTCCGGTGTCGCTGCCGGCACCGCCGGGTTGGCCGGTTCCTTCGGCGGGTTGGCCTGGGCATACAGGTCGTTGATCAGCGCGTTGACTTCGCCGAAGGGTCGCTGGGCCAGACACTTGAAGACGTAGTCGGCCTGCTGCTCGTTGATGTACCAGTGGATCATTTACGGTCCTTGTCAATGTGGATGGCGGGCTCGCTGTTCAGGAACACCTCGGCGCAACTGTGGTCACCCCAGGCTACTGCGCAACCCGAGAGGAAGAATACCAGCGTCAGGGCTTTCACCCGAAGGCGTCCATGAGGAAGGTGCGCTCGGCCACGATCAGGCCCATGCCCGCGTCCTTTGCAAGCTGGATCTTGATGGTGCCGGTCAGCCGCCCGTTGGGTGCCACCGAGTAGCCGATCTGCCGGTTCGCGTTCAACTGTGCGATCACATTGGCAGACCCGATGTTGGGTGCGCTGCCGCTGATCACCACGGCCCGCCACCAGTAGCCGTTGCCGATGCTGGTCGTTGTCGGCAAGTACCAGTTCGCGCTCGCCACGGCCGTGTTGCCCTGCTTGGTCTGCGTCCCGTTGGTGTTCAGCGTGACGCTGCAGATGGCCCCCGCCCCGATGTTCTGGTCGGTGATCTGCCCGATCGACCAGCCGATGAGGTTGGGATCGCCGCCGGCCGAGGCCACCGCTGCCGTGGCCCCGGTCATGACACCCCCTGGCCGCACAGGACAGCGTCATTGGGTGCCCAGTACCACAAGGTCGCCAAGCAGTGCGGTGCCAGCGTCCGGTTGCCGTGGGTGTTGCTGCCACCCAGCCAGAGGTTCAAGCCGCCCACCTCGTTGAAGGTCAGGTTGCCTGCGGTGGTGTTGAAGATGATGTAGGTGGTCCCGACCGCCGCGCCGCCGCCAATGATGCTGACGTTGGCGTTGATGTACGTCACCATCCCGACGTTCCAGTCGCCCGGCGAAGACTGGGGCAGGTTGGCCCAGCCCAGGCGTTGAGCCCGAACGTTGTCGTACAGCCAGTAGGGTGTCGCGCCAGGAATGGTGAGCACGGGGCTGTTGTTGGTGCCCAAGGCCAGCGGGAACGCACCCGTCGTGTTGATGTTGGCCCCCTCGCCACCAGCGTAAGTCGATCCTGTGTAGTCAATCTCCAGGGCCCTGAAGGGGTTGTTCTGGTCGTTGTAGAGGCGCAGGCTGGTGTAGCTTGCCGGATTGGTTTGGCGCAGCAGCGTAGTGATACCACCACCGACGACTTCCAGAAAACCACCGATGCCCGTGCCCGTTGTCGTGCCGATGCCGACCCGCCCAAGCATGTCGATCCGCATGCGCTGGGCCGGCAGCGCGCTGCCACCGTTCTGCTGCACCCCGAACATCAGGTCTGCGGTGTTGCCGGCGGGGCTGGTGCCTTCTGCCCAGACGGCCGCTACATGCGAAGGGTCGGAGACGTCGCGGAAGGCGTCGAACAGCACGGCCCCGAACATGTGCGTCGACCCGCTGACTGACTTGTTCGTCAACCGCAGCAGGCCACCAGCGGTTTCGCTGCGAACAGTCAAGCCTGGGGCGACCGGCACGGTGCCGATACCGACCCAGCCCTGGCGATCGATCCGCATGCGTTCGCTCGGGGCATTGTCAAAGGACGTAGTGAAATACAGGTCTGACCCGTAGTCGGTGTCGCCGCTGACACGCGTATAGGCCACGCCCATCCCGGCCTGGGCCACCACCGAACCAAAACTCTGGACTGCCGAGAACCCGTAAAAATGACTGGCTGGCGTATTGCCAGCCCCAGGATACGGAGAGCGCATGTCGATGTTGCCCGACATCACGCCGCCGGCCAGGGACAGGTACAGGTTGTTCAGCGGCTGGCCGCCCTGGCTGATCGCACCGAAGACGGACAGATTGCCGCCGACCGAGGCGGCACCAGTGACTGTCAGCACGCCAGTGACGCCGGTGTCGTGCAGGCTCGTTGCGCCGCCGACAGCGAGCGTGCTGTCGAACGTGACCGCGCCGACAGCGTGCAACGTGCCGTTGAACGTGGCCCCATTGAACGTGGCCGGGCCGATGAACGCACTGGACCCGGTCACGCCGAAGTTGCCCAGCGTGCCCAGGTTGCCATCGGCCAGGACGTCGCCGGTCACTTCCAAGTCGCCGTTGATCGTGGCGTTGCCCGCGAACGCGACCGGCGACAGGAACACGATGCCGGCGGCCGTCCACTCCTGGCGCGCGGTGCCCAGCACCGACATCGCCACCACGCCCGTGGACTCACGGTACAGGCCGCTGCCCGTCTCGGCATTGAAGGCGAAGGCCGGCAGGGCCTCGGTGCCGTCGATGAGCCGGAAGGGGGCCACCATCCCGCCGCGACCGTAGCGGTCGAGCGAGTCGGTCAGGCCGGCCGTGACGTCGTCCAGGGTGGTATTGGCCCAGGTCGAGGTGATCGTGGTGCCGGGCACCACGGGCGGCAGGGGCAGCGTGTAAACGCCGGATGAATTACGGGGCATTAGGTTCTCCCAGATAGTCCGCAAGGGTAGCCCCGCCAGCGGCACCGAGAGGCGCACCCCGACGCAGCAACTGCAGCAGGGCCTCCTGGGCCCTGGGTGCCATGCGCCCGGTCAGGTACTGCTGCACGGGCCGGCTGCCGTAGGCGGCAAGCCCCAGGCCGCCAGCAACAGCCTTCGGCAGCATGCCCAGGGCCGCGCCGCCACCCAGGATGCCAGTACCTGTGATGGCCCTGGCGGCCGTGCCACTGTCGGGCAGCCTGTTCTCGATCGTCTGCCCCAGCCTGGACAGTTCCTGCTGGGGCGCGTTCTGGGCCACGTACTGCCTCTTGCCCACCGACCGGTCGACAGTGCGCGCCGCGCGCTGCAGCACCGAGGGGGTGTACTTGTTGGGGTCGCCCTCGCTGACCTTCGCACCGACCGTCTTGGCCGCCTGCCGGATCGCGGCGAACTGCGGGTAGGCACGGTCGAGCGCAGCGATCCTGGCGGCCGTCTGGGGGTCTTGGATGGCACTGCGCCATGTGTTGCCGTAGTCGTGCGCCACCTCATCGAACAGGTGCCCCAGGTCTTGCTGGGCCGGGTCCTGGCTGCCCTTGTAGCGGGCCGCCAGGGCCTTCATCTCGGACTCGGTCGAGTGCGCCGCTGCAGCCGTGGGCTGGGCCCCAGGCACGGGGTTCTGCAGGTTCTTGAGCCTGATCTGCTCGAAGGTCTGCTCGACCAAGTCGCGCTGCTCGTTGGTGATCGGCCGCCCGGCCGACAGGGCCCGCATGTCGGGCTGGTACTGCACCGACTGGTAGGGCAGCCGCTCCGAATGCAGGGCCGTCTCGTACATGTCGCCGATGACCTGCCGCGTCTCGTCCACGGTCCTGGGCACTGGGCCAGAGTAGCCTGGGGGCAGCGCATCCTGCCGGGTGGCCGCGCGCCACTGCTCCATGGCCCGCTCGCGCGAGGCCCGCAGCGGGCCGCTGGCCAGGGGCACCGACTGCGCGCCCTCCTCGACAGCGTTGATGGCCCGGCCGATCGCGGTGCCCTTCTGGCCCATGGCCTGCCCGAAGGTCGGCTCGACGCCCCGGGCTTCGAGTGCCAGGGTATCGGCGGCCTTGTCGCCGATCGGCTTGGCCACCCGGCCCAAGCCCTTCATGACCACGCCACCGACGCCCGCCCCCGCACCGCCCATGGCCCCCGCCTTGGCCCGGGTCGCAAGGTCCCCAGGCGTCAGGGCCGCCTCGGCCGCTGCCTGGACCGCGATCTGCGCCGGCAGGCCGCCAGGGACCAGCGCAAGGGGCAAGCGCAGGGCCGCGCCGCCGGTCAGTTCACCAGCCGTGGTCTGCCAGCCCTCGGGCTTGGTGGCTTGGTACTTGGCCTCCTCGGCCGCGTTCTCCTCGCTGGGGTCCAGGCCGATCGCCCGACGTCCCAGGTCGGTCACGCCATGGATGCCCTCCATGAACCCATGCTTGGCCCCGACACCGAACTTCTCCCAGCCGCCCATCTCGGGCTGCTTGGGAAGCTGCTGCTGCAGGATGCCGAAGGCTTGCTCGGGCGTGGAGCCTTCCGGCCCGGTCACGTCGTGAGTCTTGCCCTGGGGGTCGGTGAAGGTGAAGGTAGGCATGTCATGGCCTCGTCTTCACTGACCAACCTGCGGGCAGGCCGCCGGCTGCGGGGGGTGCCACTGGCGGCGCAGCCGCCGGCATGCCGGCACCCCCAGGCGCACCCGTGACCGGGTCCTCGAAGGCCGAGACGTCGTACTTGGAATTGCCGTAGTTCTGCACCGCCCGGTTGAAGTGCTGACGCAGGATCTGGTCACGCCGGGCGAGGTTCTTCTGGATCATCTCGGGCGGCATGCCGCCACGAATGTCGGCCGTGCGCCAGGACGCCAGTTCGCTGGGCGTGAGGGCCGACCCGAACAGGCCGTGCCGCTCGATCAATTCGGACTCCTTGGAGTAGTTGCGCCACCACTCGCTGCTGGGGTTGTCCAGCATCGGGATGGTTGCACCGACCGCCTGCTTGAGCCCGCCCACGCCGCCCGCGAACTCGGGCCTGAACTCCTGCCCCAGGCGCGTCATCGTCCCGACCTTGTTCTGGGCCTCGGTGAAGTTGTCGATGGTCTTGGCCGGCAGGATCTTGCCCGCCCCGCCGCCGGCCTTGGCGTCGATCCGGGCTTGGTCGTGGCCGGCCGCGATCATCTGCGCCGACTGCAAGGCGTTCTGCTGCATCTCGCGCTTGAGTTGCTCCTCGCGCAGTTCCAGCCGGTTGCGTTCCTGCAGCGAGATGTTCGACGCCTTGGCCGCTGCGATCTGGCGCAGTTCCGCGTCGTTGCGCTTGAGGGCCAGTTCCTGCCTGTACTCCGGGTCCTCGATGAACCCTTCCGGGGTCATCTGGCCGCCCAGCATCTTCATCGGGGCCTCGGCCTCGGCCGCGCGCTTCAGGAAGTGAGCCTGCATGGGGTTGAAACCCTCGCCGGCACGCTGCGCCGCCAGGGCCAGCATCATCTGCCGACCGCCACCCTCGGCGCGCTTCTGGTAAGCCTCCTGGGCCTTGGCGTAGTCCGGCGGCTGCAGCATGGCCTTCTGGGCCTCGTAGGCTGCCTGCTCCCTGGCGTCCAGCTTGCCGTACTCGCCCTCCAGCGGGCTATTTGTAACAGCCGGGGCCGTAGAACCGCCTCCAGGCGCGCGAGCGGCCATGGCAAGGGGTAGGCCACCCCCACCCCGTTGCGGTGCGCCAGCGGCCGATCCTGGCGGCTGGGCGGCCGTTTGGTCGGGCGGTGGCGGTTGAAGGGCCGGCGGGATCGCGCCGTTGGCGTAGGGGTCCTCCATGCCCCAGCGCGGCCGTTGATCGAACATGGGCGGGACGTCGCCGCGCAGCTTGGCCGACCGGAGGGCCGCGTCCTTCTGCACCCGTTCGTCGGGCGACAGCCCGGCGAGCAGGTAGCCCAGTGCCTCGGAGTCAAACCCGGCCATGGTCGTCTCCTACTCTCCGA